TTAATGGGCTTAAATGATATCTCCTCTTTACCATCTACTTCTTCTACACATTTTATAACTGGACCATATTTACCTACTAAATAAGTATTATTGGCATCTATTTTTACTTCTATTTTTGTCTCATCTTTTAAACCATCAACCAGTGTGTCTATTTGTTTATTACATGTGTCACATAAATTGTACCATATTGTGTTACCTTTTGAAATCTTATCTAGTTCGTCTTCCATTTCTTTTGTATAATCATAATTAAATAAATCTGAAAAATGTTTATCTAGGAATTCCATAACAATTATACCCAATGATTGAATAACTAATTTGCTTTTTTCATTACCAAATTCTCTCTTGGTTTCAATTTCAAACATTTCTCCATTTTCCAATTCATAGTCTTTACAAACTATTTCCTTACCTTTTATGTCTTCTTTTTTTACATAACCTCTTTCTTGAATTTTATCAATGAGAGAAGAAAAAGTTGATGGACGACCAATTCCTTTTTCTTCCAAAAGTTGTACTAATCTTGCTTCTGTGTAATGTTGTTTTGAACCCTTAATAGTAACCTTGGCACAGATTTTCTTATAAGGTATAACCGAATTTTGTTTTATTTGTTGAAGATATTGATATTCTTTGTTTTCCAATTTTATTTCATTTAAATACTTTTTTGAGACTATTTTCCAGCCAGAAAAATCAATTAATTCACTTGTATATGTAAATTTCATATTCTGAAAAGCTGAAATACTTGCAGTTATAGAATAAAAAGACGCTGGCGACATACAGCTCTCTAATGTGTTCTCCCAAATGAGTTTGTACATCCTTCTCTCCTTAGAATCTAATGTTTCTGGAAGCTCAAAGAGAGAAATATTAGTAGGTCTAATTGCTTCATGAGCTTCTTGCCGAAGGCTGTCCTTGACTTGGGGAGCAGGTTTGTCTTTGACCTCTTTACCATCCGTCTTTTTTGATTTCTTTTTTAAAACTTTATCTACTTTAGCAGGAGAACCAGTTACCAAACTATCTATGTTTTCATTGATATATTTGGCTTCATAATTGCGTATTATATATTCTTTGGTTGAATTGATAAATTCTTGACTATATGTTTTTGAATCTGTACGCATATATGTTATATAACCTCCTTCATATAATGCCTGGCAAACTCGCATTGTTTCTTTAGGAGCATAATGTAGCTCATTGCTTGCCGTCTGTTGTAATGTAGATGTAGTAAATGGTTCTGGTTGTTTTTTGTAAACCTTTACAGGTTGTGAACATGTATAAATATGAGAGAAATCTGCGGAACCATCTAAAAAATCTGTCATTTCGTCTTCTTTTTCATACTTATTTGGAGGAGTTAAATCAAATGCTAAATTAGAATTTGTAAAATAACCAGTTACATTATATACTTTTCTCTCTTCTGCTCCTTTTATGTCTTGCTCATTGTCATAAACAAGACGTAAAGCTGGTGTCTGACATCTACCAGCACTGAGAGCATATTCTTTTCCTTTTGGCGAAGATATAAATTTCCACAACATTGGCGACACCTTAAAACCTACTAGTAAATCCAATATTTGACGCGCTTGCTGAGCATTTACTGTATCCATATTAATAAATGTCGGAGCTTTAATAGCTGCTTGTAGTGATGGTTCTGTTATTTCATGAAATATAATACGTTTCGTTTTGTTTACATCTAATTTAAATAGTTGACAAATATGCCACGCAATTGCCTCTCCTTCACGGTCATCATCAGAAGCAAGAATAACATCATCCGCATTTCCAATCTCCTTTCTTAAAAACTCTATTTGTTTTTTCTTTATAGCATTGTCAATTATGGTATATGTTGGATTAAAATTATTTTCTATATCAATATTTTTGAGAGAAGATATAGTGCGTAAATGACCATAAGAAGCAACACATTTATAACCAGGACCCAAATATTCTTCAATTTTTTTACATTTTGCCGGAGACTCTACTATTACAAGAGTAGTAGTTGTAGAATATTTTTTACTCATAATTACATAAGTATATAGAAATACATTTATGTAATTTTTATTAATTATTTATTTATTTTATATTATAATTATAATATGCCGTTTATTAGTAATTATAATGGAGCTATGCAAATATTATCAGGAATAGGAAATGGAACATGTAAAAAAAGATGTAAATCTGTTTGGATTCGTAATTTAAAATATGCGTTAAAAACTAAAACAAACCCTTTAGGTTTGAATAAACAACAACGTAAAAATATTACAGAAAAAATGAAAAGTGTTTCTGGTAGAAATGCTATAAAGCAACATAGCAAAACCTTAAAAAAATATAAAAATAGAAAATCACCCCCTTATCCTGCGAATGAATATTGTGGAAAACAAATGAAAGGTAATGACGGATATATGTATACGTCAAAATCAAATAAAAATAATATTTGTTCTTGGAAAAAAATATAAATTTATTACTTACTCATCTTCTTAAATTGTTTCCAAGATACATTTACATTTGCTTTTTTGGGCTCAGGAGCCTTTTCAAATGTGGCATCCAATTTCTCTGCTTTTTTCAAAGCACTATCTACATAAATATCTTTCAGAATACTTCCAACCATAAAAGAACCTTCATGTTGGTCTAATTGTCCCTCCTCGATTTTCTTCAAAATATCCAAAAATTTATATAATAAATTAATATCAATTTCATCCTTTTTAACCTTATTGAAAATGTCCGTGTAATAAGTATATAAAAAATTAGATTCATTCATACATTCTTCAGCAATTTTTTCGGTATTTCCTCTATATTTAGCTTTAATCATAATCATAGTATTAATTTCATTTCTTAATACCTGACTATGTTTAAGGTTGCGTATTAAATCTGTTTGGTCTTCTACATTATTAGTCTTAATCATATTTTGTAGTTGTAATCTCTGTTTATCGTCCATATTATATAGTAATTAAGAATTTAATTTTTTAAATCTTAACTAATAAAATATAATATAAATATATATGTCAAACAATAGTTCTGTTCCGGGTATTACATATCCAACTGTTCAATCAACAGGAGCCGGTAGTCCTAGAGATGCCGCAATTGCTAATAATGCTGCTATGAACGCCAAACAAGCTGAAGCAAATAAAATGACCGCTGGAAGTAAAAAGAAAGGAGGTGCTGTTACAGTTGGTGTACCTCAAGTATCATATGCTCCTACTGGAGGTCCAGGTCAAGACCCAACTTCTATAACTAAAATGAATGCTCAATATGGTTCTCAAAGTTCTGCTAATGCTGAATTTGACAAAAATGCCCTTAAAGGTGGCAGCCGTCGTAAAAGAAAAGGTGGAAATCCAAATTGGATTTGGGGATGTTTCAGTGGTGGCAAAAAAAGAAAGACACGAACAAATAAAAGAAAAACTAGAAAACATAGAAAAAAAACAAGACGTAATAAAAAATAAAAAATAAAAATAAACATAAGTCATTTTCACATAAAACCCACTTATATTTTCACATTAAGACCATTTATTTTATTGTGAAAATTATCCGAATAATTATATATTAATAATATAAGTTATGCCATCTGGAAAAAACTGGGTTAATTTTATATATATTAATTTAGCTTTTGGAATATATGTAGCCGGGGTTTTTTATTTTAGTCAATTAGCGGAAATCAAAGCAAATTGGCCTTTATATCGTTGTAACCCTATGTATATGCCACTAGCTGATGATGTTCAAACTAATTTTACTTATTGTATCCAAACTATGCAAACAGATTTAATGGGACATTTATTACAACCTCTCACTTTTATTACTAGTTCTATAACTAATATGCTTGGCGGCTTTATGGATGAAATTAATATGGTTAGAGCTATGTTTGATAAAATAAGGAACCTTATTACTTCTATAATAGAAAAAATATTTGGTATATTTTTAAATTTAGTTATTGAATTTCAAAGAATAACAATAAGTATTAAGGATTTGATAGGAAAAACTATAGGTATTATGTTAACTCTTATGTATGTTATGGATGGTAGCATTAAAACTATGAACAGTACTTGGAATGGTCCACCAGGACAACTGATTCGTGCCTTAGGTAAATGCTTTCATCCAGATACAAAAATAAAATTAAAAAATGGAATTATTAAGGCTATCAAAGATATTGATTTAGGAGATATTTTAGAAAATGGTTCAATCGTTGAATCAGTTATGAAAATTGATAATAAAAAAATGCCTATACCTTTATATGTAATAAGAGGACAAGGTGTTAATAAAGAGGATATTTATGTTACAGGGTCACATTTAGTATATAATAAAGAAATAGGTAAATTTTGTGAAGTACAAAAATATTTTAAAGCAGAAAAAAGTATTAAACAAACAGAGTGGTTTAGTTGTTTAATTACAAGTGACCATAAAATACAAATAGGAAATGAAACATTTTGGGATTGGGAAGATCATTTTGTTAAGACAAAAATTGATAATTAACAATTAATATAAATTTTTTTTAAAAAAAGAAAAAAGAAAAAGTATTTAAATGAGAATATAGTAAATGAATATTATCCATTTACTATATATGGATAAACCAAATGGATTAGAAAATTTAAAAAAAACATATGAAAAACTAAACTATTTTGACCAATACGGTGGTTCAGTAATAATGATAATTATAATTACTTGTATTTTAATCGTTATTATTTCGTATTGCTATGCCATGATTAATGCCCAGCCTATTAAAGATGATTGGCCAAACCAAAGATGTAAACCTCAATACTTGCCTATAGCTGGTTTTATAACACATCCTGAAGGAGTTACTGCTACCGAATATACATCTCAAAATTTTACATACTGTGTACAAAATATTTTGAACGATGTTACAGGTGTTGCTGTTCAACCATTAACATTTATTGTAAGTTCAATACAAAATGTCGCAAATATTATTATCCAATCAATAAACTCAATAAGAGCAATGTTTGACAAAATAAGAACAGCCGCACAATCAGTTGCACAAGAAATATTGGGAAGAATTATGAATGTAATGATACCACTACAACAAATTATTATCAGCTTTAAAGATTTAATTGGAAAAATACAAGGTACAATGACTGCCGGATTATTTACCTTTTTAGGTTCTTATTATACATTAAAATCTATGATGGGGGCTATTGCTCAATTCATAGTTACAATATTAGTTGCATTAGCAGTAACAATTGCTGTTTTATGGGCTGTTCCATTTACGTGGGGGTTTGCTGCTGTTCAAACTGGAATATTTCTTCTCATATCTATTCCAATGATTCTCGTATTGGCTTTTATGAGTGATTCATTACACATAAAGGGATATAAAATACCTAA